AACGTTTGACAGATTATTACTATTTTGTAGAATTTCCACTTCATTATTATCTAAGGAATATCTTAGTTTTACGTCAATAATTTCTTTTTTGGTTTTTCCATCAAGAACAACCAAACTTGGAGCAGTGTTGTATCCTCTACCCAAAGAAGTAATTCCAATGGATTCAAATCCAGTTAATGGTTCAATTCTAAATGTTTGTGGAAGTTTGACTGTGGGTCTGAGTGTAAAGTCTGACGAATAATCATATCCAATATTTGATAATGAAATAGACTCAACTTTACCTATCGTAGTACTAGATGGTTCTAATAAAGCTCCACTACCAAGAGAACTTGAAATAGTTGAAATGCCAGGAATTACTTCATATCCACTACCTTTATTTGTTATAGAAACCTCAGTTACAGAACCATATGCAGTAAGTGAATTTGTTGTATAAGATAATTTTGTTCCGTTATTTACATATGATGATAATTCAGGAACTTCTCTAAGATTATATGTAAAGTCATTATTACCAGAAACTGTTATTTCATGGGAACCAGAATACTTGCTATTTTGAATTAGCAGTTTATTTGACGCGGAATTATCATCCTCTTGAATTTCCTTATTAACAGGTAAATTGCCGAGATTTTTAATTGGAGATAATCTATAATAAAGTATTTCTGGTGTATTTTCTTTTATTCTAAGAGTAACTTTAGCATTGGTTGTTACACCAACATCACCTGTTTTCGTTACATCAAACGATCCATCATCATTAAGAGCTCCAGCACTAAAATATTCATTCTTAAAATCTTTATCAGTATAGAATTTTAAGTCAAATGCTGGGAAAGATGTTGCATTTTGAGTGTAAGATAGAGTGCTGTCAGATAAATTAAAGTTTACAACTGAATTTTTATATAATTTTATTCGTGGATTTACTGGATAAATTTCTCCACTAGATGCCGTACTAATGGCAACAAAATTAGGAAGACTTTTTGTCAATTGGAATTTGTCATTTGTTAATTGGATTGTATCCTTATTAACAACATAAACAAAATACTCTTTGTCAGTTTCTAATCCTCCAGATGGAGAATCTGCTATATGAATTACTTTTTGACCAGTTTCCAGACCATGATCACTGAGATTTATTGAACTTCTTGATCCAGTTGCACTTGTAGCGGTTGTTATTCCACCCGAAGTGAAAGCCAGACCAGTAATTATAGATCTTCTATTTGCTTTATTGTAGAAAACGTTGACTGAGGTTGTGTTCTCTGGGCTAACGTTGATATTGACAATATCTTCATTTAATAATCCATGAGTTCCTGCAGTAGACACAGTTACTATATTTTTTTCAACTTTTCCTTTAATAACTGGATGCGTTGTTTTAAAACTGTGATACGTGCCAGTTCCTATTCCGAGGAAGTATACAAGACCTTGATGTGAAGTAGTATTTGCTACTCCAACAAAAGCACCTGTCGTTCCAATACCAATTTTTACTGTAGAAAGTCCAATAAAATCAACACCAAGATTCGCCACAAATAGTGATGAGTGTTGATTGAGGAGAGTGGTATCAGGATCTGTAGCACCATTACCAACTATGGAGTGAGTGGCTATTCCAATGGAATCTCCTCCATTTGTTTGATATGTTACAATATCTCCTGTTCTTAATCCATGGTTAGGTAAATAAATTGCTCTAGTTTCAACAAAAACTTCAGTTTTTCCAGACCCTGGATTTGAAATTGATAGCGTTGTTCCAATTCCAACTGATATGTTACCACTTTGAGCTAAACCAACTGCTTCAGATGGGTTAAAATATAACTCTTTATTGATTTTACTTGAAAGACCAGTGTTAATACCAGAATTGCTAGTGCTGAATACAATTCTTCTTGGCAGAGACTCTAAACTTGTCGATTCCGTATGAGAAGTGCCAACAGTAGAATTCTCTTGTCTTAAAACCCGAATTCTTGACGAAAATCTATCAATGTTTAGAATTTTAACATTTTCATTACCTATTTTGAAAATGTCATTCTCAGACATTCCTAAATCACCTGCAACTGAGAAATAAGTTACAATTCCTGTAGCACCAATATTATCAACTGCTTTGGTGAGAGATAATCCTGTGGTATTCACTCCAACAGAAACAAAATCTCTTAATTCTGTTGTCGTGGTTGTTAATCCAGATATGGTAACAATATCTCGATTGATTAATCCGTGCGAAGTAGTGTTTATTCCTAATACTTGATTTGCACCTAGTTTATAAAATTCAACGTTGTTTAAAGTGGTTGTATTGACACTTATTGTACTAATGCCTTGGCCAGAAACTTGATTAACTTTTCCACTTGGGACAAATGAATTATTTTCTTGCTTTTTAAAGACAATCTCATCATTAACCTGATAATTTTGTCCTCCTGTTAAGATTCCTATGGAATCTACAGATCCTTTTTTGACAAATTTAAGTTTTGATTCTTGTTCATATCCACTATAATCATTTTCTAAAGAATATGGATATGTATTACGAGCCCAGGAAGTTTTGTTCAGATCAATACTATCTTGTCTAGATGCTGGATCAAAGTTGAAAGAGTTTGGAGTTGAATAAAAACTATCTCCAACTAAGTATGGGAACTTTGGTTGTTTATAATTTTTAAAGATGCCATCCCCAGATGAAACAATATCAATGGTCGAAAAATATGCATATACTCCATTTGGATATTCTGGAGTAACACAAAATCTTCCATTATGCTTATCAAGAAAAGAATCATCAGTGTTCTCTAACCACAGAAAATCTTCAATAAAAAATTCTGGAGGAAATTCACTCGTTGGCGGTCTGGTCGTCTTTAAATTTAAAGTATATCCAGACTTCATCTGAACTACTGTTCCACCAGATTTTGTAGAGTATCCATATGGACCATAAATTGGATTTCCATCATAGGCCCATCCAATTATAGGAGAGTGTGCATCTGAAGTGCCCTCAGACCCATTTATCAAAGTTAAATCTTTTTTGCCGAATAAAGTTTTACCATCAGATGATGATCCATACAAAATAGATCTCAGTGTTCTGGGTGCATACACATAACTACATTGCAATCCAGATCCAGCTAAGGGTGTTGATATAAAAACATCATCAGCAGTTATCGATGGTAAATTTTTTCTAAATCTATTAACTGTCCATTGCTGAATATTTGGTTTAAAGGTAGCATTTTTTCCTGATGATACAACATCTATGGACGTTGTAGAAGATCCATACCCAACTCCAGAATTCGCAATGTTTACAGAAACAATATTACCCGAAGAATTTAATTCTGGAATAAGAACCGCTCCCGTGCCAATTCCAAGAACTTTAATTTCTGGTGCCGAGTTATAATCTGTTCCTGCAGATGAAACTACAACATCAGTAATTCTTCCATTGGTTATAACAGGAGTTATCTCTCCACCTCTTCCAGAATTTAGATCTATAAGAGGAGGCCTTTCATAATTCAATATATTGGTAACTCCATATCCAACACCATTATTTTCCAAGAAAATATTTGTAATTTCTCCTCTAACAATTGGTTGAATTTGAGCTTCAAAAGTTTTTCCTTCAATTGTACCGATTCCCAGATTTCCCGTGATTGATACTAATATATCCTGGTAATTAAAGGTGTGAGTTCCAGATCCAATATCACTAAAGTTTTGATATTGCCCAGTTTTATAGTAGAAATCCGACTGAGTTGTTCCAACACCAACTGCAGATAATTTGAATTGATCTTCATTTACAACTGTTACATAATAATCTGAAGAATTTGTCAGTCCACCTATCGCATTTCCGTTCGTAGTATATTTTAAAATTTCTCCACTATTATACCCATGGGCTTTAATGTTGATTAAATTTGAAGATGTGCTTACTCCAGCAGAGTCGCAGTTAGTTTTTCTATTTTTATACCCACTACCACTATTTGTTACGACAATAGAACTTACTACGGATTTTCCTTCTAAAGAATTAAGTGAGTGAATGCCTTCACCAAAATCAGTAAACCCAACTGTTCCCAATCCAACAGAAGATTCGCTTAAATTTTTATGTAAAGTTATTGTGTAATTATTAACAACATTTACGTAATACGTAGCATCTGTATTGAGTCCAACAAGTGCTTTTTTCCCAAAAGTTTTATAAACTACCTTTTCGCCTGTTCTAAATTTATGTGTTGTAGAAAAACCAATAGTAGATGTATCGACACCAATTCTAGCAGAACCTATGCCACTAGCATCAAAGGTGACATTGTGGGGCACTGTGACCATCTTAGCTTCGGCTGTAGCACCTTCACCAGATCCTCCCGAGATTTTAACTGTCGGGGTATTAAGATAATCAAAACCGGAATCAATAACTCTAATTTCTTTTAAATTTCCTTCAACAGCACAGAATCCAGTAGCTCCAGAACCGACTGAATCAGTTACTCCCAAAATAGGAGGATTTATCACATCATAATTTTCTCCTCCATTGGCAACTAAGACAGAAGATAATTCTCCATAAAAACACTTATCCGTTGATTTATAGTTTAGAACTTCAACTCCATTAATTAAAATACCACTGTATCCTGGATAGGTTTTATATTCTTTTCTGTCTTTAGATGGAGCTTTTACTTCTCTGAATATTTTTTGTGGCTCAATTTTTCTTTCACTAAATTCTGCTTTTTCAAAATCATTACTCGTGATAGTTACTGTGTCACTAGAACCCTCAACTTCTACAAAAATATTATTATGGATGTTTGCTCTACTTCTAGCTAACTTAATGGTTGTATCACTAACTCGTTTGACAAAATAAATTCCTTCATCAAATAAAGAACTAATAACAAATTCTTGATCAATCCTTACACCATTAGCTAATGTTCTCTCAACAGAACCTTTTTCTGGAGTATATTTAATTCTATCTCCAGTGTATAAATTGTGATCTACTCCCGATACAATTTGAATATCAGTGCTTCCAACAACAAATGTTCCTGAAATAGTAAATTTTTGAATAGTTGGATCTAATTTTACGTCAGAATCCGCAGGTAATGAAGATGATGCTACGAGGACTTTAGATGACTTTGGATCATCGACAATTATATCATGTGGAAATGGTGTATGCTTTGCTCCAACCATTCTAACACCAGTTTCTGGGTGCTCATGATATGGGCCATAGTATGGTTTTCCATTAACAAATCCAACATCAGGTTTTACATAAACATTTTGAATATTTGCTGTTAATGAATTTAAGTTATCGTGTATATTTGAATCAACTTTTACTATTTTTCTAGTTACTTTTGATATAATAGAAGCATCAGATATTCCAGTTCCTCTAAAAATGCATGTATTATTACTAAAAACATCAGTGACTACAAATTCATCTGGCAATATTTGATTATTACGATCTGTTAGAGTCAATAAATCCCCTATTTTAAGGATGTGATCATCTTTTGTTACCAATTTATAGGTATTGTTTGAAGCATCAACTAGAATAAGACTTTCAACCTCATAGTATTGGGCAGTATTGAATATCCAGTGATTTTCTTTTATAGACTCTCCCGGCTTTCCTAAAGTTTTTATTTTCGTTTTAGAGTCTTTTTTCTGATAATATGTATTTGCAGGAATGCGAATATCGTTAAGAACAGATCTAATTTTTACTCTAACACCATTATCGGTAGGACTTCCAACATATGCAAAGGTATTTTGATCAATGGATGTACCATCTTTTACATTTCCAGTAATTCCTTCACCATCAATATCTAAAAACTGGTTTACAGTCTTTGAATAGTATGTACAAACTCCAATAGTTCCATTATCATACTGAAAACTTAATGTGCCCTCATTGGGGAATCCGATAGTAGTATCAACATCTATAAACGATTGTCCAACTCCCACAGAACCAATTACATAGGTTTTAGGATGTGGTGAAAAGTTTCCATATAACAATTCTGTTGTTCCATCATTTTGAGTTAAAGATCCGTCAATAGCTATCTTGTAATACTCTGTTGTGGAAATACCAGAGTATATTTTTTCTACACTCGATACTGGAGCATATGCTTTTCTAATATTTTCAAATCCATCTTGAAAAAGAGTTCTATTAAGTAAATTGTCAGGATCTCCCTCTACAACTTCGACAACTAAATTTCTATCTATTTTATAGTTTGCGTCTGAAGGTGTGATTACTGAATCAATAGGACGAATTATTTCTGCTTTTTTTCCGTATAGAGCTTTAAAAAGAATTTCAAAAGACTTATCAGTTCCTCTCGAAGAGTAAAAACTTTTAGAATTCTTAATAAAAGATCTTTGATTTAATTGCGAAAATAAGTCTTTATCGCTTAAACCATTTAAAAGTTGTTTTTTTGTTTTTCTTAAAAATTCATCTAAAAATAAAATATTGAGATTTTCTACTTTAGCGTAAACCTCATGCTCAGCCGCATTACTATTATTAAAAACTAATTCTTCAGTATCACTACCATTACCAAAAGAAGTAATTCCAGCAAATCCTCTAATACATGCAACGAAATTTACATCTGTTTTATATCGATAATATATAACTTCATCATCAATTTTGATTAAACCATCAGAATCCGGAAATCCTTCGGTGCTTTCGACATATATATCGCCATATCTGAACCGATCTAGATCATATGTCAGAACAGTTTCTTTGACATAACCATCAGTTGTAGACCTTTTTAAATATTCATCAATATTTTGAATTATATCAAGAGGGCCACCTTGATATTCTTGAGATCTGTAGTATCTTGATAAAAATTGCCCAATCAAAGGAAATTCTTCCCTCACATAAGAGGGTAATTGGTTCTCGACGATGTGACTAATTTTTACTCTGTTTTCTTTCATTTGTTTCTGTTATCTTATGATATTTCCTGCACTATAGCTGGAACTGACGGTGTAGTTGGAACCTGATGGACTTGACCCAGAACTAATTTGATCAACAACCATTTCAACAGAAGTTTTATCTAATTGAAGATAAAGATCTTGCAAACCAATAACATCATTTGATAGTGGGCATGTCGATATTTCTAAAATTTGTTGACTGTCTTTAGTTTTACCTGAAATAATGTTAATTGGATTTAATGTTATTCGACCCTTTTCATAATTTACCAGGCCAACGCCACTTCTTCGTACAATTGGAGTAGTGGATTCTGGAGTTGCTAAAGAAATTAAATTAATAACTCCAGTTTTCTTATCGGCATTGGGAACATCAGTAAGGTAAACATCCTCATTAATATCTATCACCCTAAATGCGGAGGATTTTATGTTATATCCATTCATAGATTTAACATAGAATTCATTTCCAAAATCAACCGCATACTCTGCAAAAGTATTGAGTGCCAATCTCAAATCTCTTCTAATGTTGATGGTCGTTATGTTTGAGGTTACTGCAGAGTGACTTTGATCAATCAATCTTAAGAATTGACTATATTTGAATCTTGCACCATATCTATTTAATTCACTTGAATCAGCGTACTTTGTAATATTATCTTGTATTTTTGATGCTAACGCATTTGCATTAGGTGCTAAACTTGGATTGTAATATACTTTACTTTCTGCTTCTACAAAAAGATATTTTAGATCTAAAATTTCTGGAATAATACCTGCAACAGAATATTTTCTAAGATCTCTCTTTATATTTTCTTTAATTGTATTTGGTATAAAATCACCATTTCTTGGTTTTATACTAATAAAAACTTTTCCGTACTGTGGAGGCACCAAATCCTCTCCACCATATACGGAAATTGACTCAGCTTCAGGATAAATTTTATTCGGAATCAATATTTCAAAATCATTTGCAGTTAATGCTCTATTTTGTGTTGCATAAATTTGAGGAGCATATTTTCTGACAGATTCAACACTTTCAATCTCCTCACCACCACTAGAGGGTAGATCCGCAGTAATTAAAGATATTCCACTTGTTACTGGAAAAGTCGTACTTCCCTTAGTGTACTCTAATCTTCCACTAAAAAGAAAGTCAACTATACCGTCTCCTGCTGGCCCAGTTGTTCTAATATAAGATACTTCGATAATATTACCATTTTGCAATTCTTGACCGAAAATACCGTCTCCAAAAATCAATTCATATCTTTCATCTTCTACTTCCTGTATGAAGTAAATTTTTGAGTCGCCATTAATAGCAGAACCCATTTTTTCGTCAAATAAGTCATCTTGACGAGTATATTTCAGACTAATAGTCGAATTTTCTGTTGGTCTTACTTTTACAACTAATGTGTCTAAGTCTATTCCAGAGTTTGTCAGCAAAAATCTTTGATTTGAATTTGATGTGTCAACCTCAAATTCTTGATTTACAACAGTTCCTTCGTAAATCTCAATTTGATCAAATAAAGCTACCTCATCAATAACACCTACAGTAATATCTTCAGTTATACCAAAAACATAGGACTGATTATTAAAGTTTCCGCCAGATGCAGCAATTGGTCCTTTCTTTAACGTTACTGTGCTTGGTGGGTTTGTAACGTTTGATAGATCTGCAAAGAAATTAATCGTTGCTCTTGATGATTTCTTAGATCTAGGTACATATCCAATATTTCTTGCAAGTGATACAACATTTTCTCTTAATGTTGCACTGTCAATGAATACCTCATTAGATACCATATTGGCATTGTACGAGGTAATATACGTGTTGTATGCTAATACATCAAGAATTGTTGACAGATTAGATCCCTCAAAATCATAATCAGTGAAATTTGAGTATGTTTTTAAATAATTTTTGA